GTGCATGGCAGTATGTGTAAAGTGTGTCTGGTGCGTTTGATGGCACTGTCCACTCGATTACTCTTGCTTCACCGTTGTAAGTCGCGTGGTTTGTGTTCCAATCTGCTACCGTTGTTGTGACTGATGTGTAGTCACTGGTAGATGATGGATTACCCATTTGCCATGTCATGCCATCTGTGTACGCAACACCGCCGCCGTGTGTACCGTTGGCAGTAGTTGAGAAGTTAAGAGCGTGTCCGTTGTTGTTGGCGTGTATCTGGTAGATACGATAAGTTCTGCCTCTAACAAAAGTTAGCTCGTTTACTGACGTACTGTATGTAGCTTCATGGAGTTTATTAGACCCACCGATTGAAGATACAGACATGCCAACTGGAAACTTAGCGTAATGCGTAGATTGTGTCCAAGTAACCCCAAGGTCTGACGAGCTATACTTTTGACCACCAGAGACGACCAGTACAAGACTTGTACCCTCAGAACGAACATCAATAACCATAGAGTTCGTAACTCCTGATGGGAAATCGAATACTGTGTAGCCCGTTGTTGGGAACGGTGCTGCGGTTGTGTAGCTTGCGTAGGCAATTTTTCCACCAGAGTACGCAATGTATATTGTACCATCGGTTGCATTAGTTGCGATTGTTGCTGCACCGATCATGTGACCGCTTACACCAGTTGGTGGTGACATAGAGTTAGATGTAAACTCAGACTGTGCTTCTGGCGTAGCGTCGTTGGACACATAATTAAAACCTGTTGAAGTACCAACGATAAATCGTTCCTCATTAGTTTTAACGCCAGCAATCTTTGTGATTGCACCCAAGCCCCAAGTAAACGCAGTGTTGTAAGTAGCTGCTGTAGCTCTCCAATCTGCGATTGTGTTTATAAGTGAACCACTACTTCCTGGTACACCTTGAACGTATGCCATCGCAAATGGCCCGTCAGCATTGGTAGCCCAAAGAATGTTGTCGCTTGCTGTCATGCCGTAGTTGGAAGCATTGGTTGTTGTTGATCCACCATCTGCAACATAGTTGGCGTGAGTATATACAGCACCGTCGTCTGGTGATCGAAGGTACATATCTGTTGAATTATGAAACCAAAGAGGATTACCCTTACGGTTACTATTTTGTACATAGTAATGGTAGTCTGCACTGCCGACTGTTTGCAGCGTATTGTAGGTAAATATTTCTTTTGCAACAATTGGCGTAGAAGCAGTGTTAGCTGATGCTGGCTCTACTGGTGTTGTTTTCATGTCTGTAATAAGACTGTTAGAATATATACCAATAAGGTCGAGCGTGTTAGCCGTGTCTGATGCCGCCCACGTTACTGAACTATTTGAAGGTGTGCTATCGTAGTCTGCAAAGTCACCTGTCTGATATGTCTTGTCAGTAATATACAAGTTGACGTTGGCTGCTACTGCACCATCATTCAATACGTTTAAGTTATAGGTCGCCACTTTCGCAGAAGGTACAGTGTATATAACTTCTGTGTCGCGGCTTCCGACTAATTTCTTTCCTAATAATCCGTTTGCCATGTTGTCCTCTTAACTTTGTGATAGGAAAAAGACTTTGGACGGAGACATCTGGAAAGCGTTTAACGCTGACGTGATGCTCGTCTGTAGTCCACCGAGAGCCGCTTGCTCTGTTGCACTTGCTGCTTGGACAGCAGCGATTTGGGTTGAACCTTCTGTCTGAAGCTCGCTGACTTCAGTATTCCCTTGGGCAGTAACAGCAGTAATCTGTGTTGTACCTTCGGATGAAACGGCAGACAGGTTCGCATTGCCGTTAAAAATTTCTATCATTCGGGCCAAGTAAACCAAATCAGCGTTTGGTGTATTACTTGTTAATCCATTTAGACGGTTAGCAAGCTCAGTTGCTAACGCCTGTTGGTCTGATACGCTTATATTAGGCACTTAATGTACTCCCATCGAATAAACCACCGTCTAGCTGGGCAAGTAAAATACCCTGCGCTATAACAGTAGGTGTTGTTTGAAATGCTTGAGCAGCAAAAGTACCAGCCTGTGTCGCGGATGAAGCGGCTTGTTGCTCACTGGTGAGGGCGTTTTGCTCTGACGTAGCTGCGTTTGTTGCTGACGTTGCTGCGTTACTTTCTGATGTCGCAGCAGCAATACGTTTAACTTCCATTTCAGCAAGTGCGTTTGCTTTTGCTGTCGCTATATCCGTAAATAGTTGAGTGAAAGATGCAATTTCGTTTGCAGTACCCCCACCGATAGACAGCTTAATTGTTTGTCCGTTACTATCGTTGGAGTATGTAAACTGAAATGCGTCAATCTCACCCGTAGTTGAGCTAAAAAGTTTGGCCATAAGTTGGTCTAGGCGCTGCCCAGCAATCTCAGCGTCTTCTAAGTATGTGTCCAGCAGATGGTTACCAGTATTCGCAGAGCGAAACTGTAACTGCTCGGAAGGTACTTTAGTTAAAGCCATTACTCTTTATCTCCTAACAATTGGGCAATTCGTTCTACCCGACCTTGGGAAAGCTTAATAATCTCATGTACAGTTGTAACTCTTGCACTAAGAGTATCGCAGCGTTGTTGATCTGCTTCCCTTACTGCCGATATTGCACTAGCAAGTTGCTTTAAGTCGTCCCTAATTGGCAAAAATTCTTCACGCAGCTTTGCGTCAAGGTAGTCACGCACTTTTGGGTCGACAGCAGACGCAAGATTTTTACTATCCGTTAACATTATTTCTTCTTTCTCTTAGCTTTATTCTTTTTAGAATTTGGCCAACCTTTTTTCATATCGCTGTATGCTTTATTACTTACAGTTCCAGCAGACTTAGGACGGGACTTTCCAGCCTTTCGGCGTTTATTAATGTTATCAACTAAACTCATTTTACTTTCCTTGAGTGCAGGGGCAGTCTTTATGCTGCATATTCCCTGTCTGCGTTTTTGCGCCTATCTTTTTGACTTCCTTGGACGTCTTGGCCATTAGTAACCCTTCTTCTTCTTCATAGGCTTACCTTTTTTGGCGGCTTCTTTTTTTGCGGCTGCTTTACCAGCTTTGGTGTACGGGAATTTTTTCTTTCCGACTGTCGGCATTTTAGTTCTCCTGATCTTGTGGTTGTTTACTTCCGAATAGACGTTGATATGTCATGTCACCGTCATAAGCCTCTGCCCACCTATTCTCGGTGTAAGTAGCAAAGGTAATTAAATCAGCCGTATCATTGTAAAGCTGATCCAAGTCTTTGTTAGCTGCTTCTAGTTGACCTTCTAAATGCTCTATCCTATGTGACTGATCTGCTAACCAAAACGAAGCGCCTACAGTCTGGGCGACTATTACAAAAACCAAAGCTACGGGAACTTTTAAATCAGTCATCTAACAATCCCATGCTCTGCGCGACCAGTAGTTAGCTGATAGCTTGTTACTCTTACCTTTGATCCCACCGCTTCTGGCGCAGTATGATTTCTTACGGGATGCTGTACCCTTCTTGATCGTCATATTGGCGTCTCCGAAACGAATTATTTTTTCTTTGCCGTTAGCACACGCTTTCACTACAAACTTCTTTTTGCCTTTGACTTCACGCTTGGGCGAGTTGCACGGCATCTTTGCCTTTTTGCTTTTGCTTTTAGCCTTGGCTGGCATTGGGTTTCCTCATTGGTACTAAGTTACCCTTTTGGACTTCGTTATCTATTTGACCTTGAGATTGAACACTTGCACCCCTAGCCTTTTCCATAAGAGCCATTTGCTGCGATGGCGTTGGGCCTTCTTTCATTTGCTCTTTGGATATTTTAAATTGATCTAAGTCAGACACGCCCATAGCCCTGATTGCTTCCTCTGCAATCTTGCCAGCAGAGTATTCCATATTCAGACCCGTATTGTTCATAATCTGGAGCATGTTCATCCAAGTCTCAGCATTACGTGTGGGTTCTAATGGCAACGTTCCGTCTGTCACCAAGTAGTCAATCTCGCCTTGTATGTCGGATATATCGAAGTCAATGTAGCCTTCGTTAACCATATTGCGGAGTGCGCCAGCGTTGTCGCTTTCACCAATACGAATAGCACCCTGACTGCCAAAGAAGTCTTGGATGTTCGACACCATCATTCTGACCATTGG